GATGTTTTATCAGGAAAAGCAAAAGTAAAATTTAACGTAATTGAATGGTATCAAGATGGAAAACTTCATCGAGATAATGACAAACAAGCAGCGATTTATTCAAATGGAATGAAATATTGGATAAAAAATGGAATTATTCATCGTGAAAATGATCAACCAGCAATAATTTATTCCAATGGAACAAAAGAATGGTGGTTGAACGGAAAAAAATATAAATGATATCTGATTACATACTTATCTATAATCAGGTACAACATGGCAAAACAAGGTTTAGATCTCATATCTCTCGGACAGGCAATTGATACGTCTTGGGGACGTTCTTCAACGCCAAGAACGGCATCATATTCAGTTAAAATGACACTTCTTGGTTCAGATAGGTTATTAGTGTCATATGCAGCAATTGTAAATTTTGGTTCTGAACGACAAATGATCGAAGTTAAACGTGCGTATGTCGAAGAAGCACAAGCCGTAATTGCGAACGTATTAAAAAACGTTAAAGAAAACTACAAATCATTAAGTGGTCAGACGCTTAAAGCAAAACAAATCAATGAATCAGATTCAGATTCACTTGAAATGACAAATATGAATGTTCATAATGCTAAGCGAACTGCTTATTACAGACGGAAAGCCATTTTTGAGATCGCATAATATATATTTAAATCATGGTTGCGTCAACAGCATTACATACGAAGAATGAACAGATTCGTGAAATAATTAAATGTGGAAAAGATCCCGTATATTTCATTAAGAATTATGTAAAAATTCAGCACCCTACACAAGGAACAATTCCATTTGAAACATATGATTTTCAGGATGATTGTATTGCAGCATTCTTAGAGCATCGTTTAAATATCATTCTTAAATCAAGACAGTTAGGTTTATCAACTGTAAGTGCAGCATATGCTGTGTGGATGGCAATTTTTCAAAAAGATAAGAATATTCTTGTCATCGCAACAAAGCTAGCGACAGCAATTAACTTCATCAAAAAAGTTACTGTCATGGTTGGCAACATACCAAAGTGGTTATTGCTTCCTAAATATGAACCTTCAAAACAACAAGTTCAATTTAGTAATGGGTCAACGATAAAAGCAGTTCCAACGTCTGAAGATGCCGGTCGTTCTGAAGCATTATCATTATTAATCGTTGATGAAGCTGCATGGATTCCTGGCTTTTCTGAGATTTGGGCTGGTCTTGCTCCAACGTTTTCTACTGGCGGTCGGGCAATTATTCTTTCAACACCCAATGGAGTTGGTGGTCAATATTACAATTTATGGACGCAAGCCGAAGCAGGTGTTAATGGATTTAATCCAATTAGAATAATGTGGCATCAACATCCAGATCATGATCAAGAGTGGTTTGATAAAGAAACTAGAAACTTGCCAAGAAAAAAGGTGAGTCAGGAGTATTTGTGTGACTTTATTTCATCTGGTGATACTTTTCTTCAGGCGAATGATCTGGACGAACTCAGAACAATGATTCAACAACCTCTTGAAAAAGTAGGTGAAAAGTTTAATATATGGGTATGGTCGCAACCAATTCCTGGAAGACAATACGTTATATCAGCAGACGTCGCGAGGGGAGATGCCAGAGATTTCTCTGCGTTTCACGTTATAGATGTTGAAGATAAAGAAGTTGCCGTAGAATATATGGGTAAAATAGCACCTGAGCAACTCGCAGATCTTTTGGGCGAATGGGGTAAAAAGTATAACACTGCTCTTATTGTTCCAGAAGTTAATACGTTTGGATATTTCGTTAACACAAAACTCAGAGATTCTGGGTATAAAAGATTGTATTATCCCAAACATCGTGGGAACCCATTTGATTATATTCCAACAGATTCTACAGAACTTCCTGGATTTCCAACAAATCAAAAATCACGAGTTCAGATTTTAACAAAATTAGAAGAACTCATCAGAAACAAACAATTAAGAGTCTATTCACAAAGGCTTTATGATCAACTTCAGGCATTTATTTGGAATGGAAACAAACCAATGGCTTCTAAAGATTCTTTTGATGATCTTATTATGAGTCTTGCGATTGGTTGTTGGTTAATTGAAGGTGAAACAAGAGATAATCAATCTGGTCTTGAAATGGCATACGCAATGCTCGGAGCAACAGGAATTGAACAAAGACCAGCAGCAAATGGATTCGATAAAATTCAATCGACACAGCCTTTAGTAAACCCTAGTGTAATTGGGTTAAATCCACAAAATGTTCATAGACCGAGAGATGCTTCACAAATAAAAGGCCGCGATGGTTCAGATTTTAGTTGGTTGTATAAATGATAATTTAATTCATTGTTAATACTTAACATAAGGAACATTTCAAATGACACCAAAAATCAATTTAACGGATCTTCGCAGAATCGTCCGCGAGGAATTAAAATTAAATGAAGCAGTTGATCATGCTGCAATAAGAGATATTGTAACAGATGCCAGTAAGTTATTAGCAGCCGTTGAGGCTTTTAATTCAACTGCATCTGAAAGTGCAAAAAATGCGTTAGTGCCTCATATTGACAAGATTGAAAAGGTTCTTGAAGACATGGTAAGTACACCTGGTTCATATGTGGCGAAACCAAAACTAGTTCCCAAGAAAGTGACTCTACGACAAGTAAAATCAGAAGGCAATTTAAGAGAATCATCTAACATTTCTACTTGTGCAAAAACAATTCATGGCTTTATAAAAGGCGAGAATAAAGATAAAAAATCTGCAGTAGATGCATTTAATACTTTACAATCAAAGGGAGCGATTAAATCTAAGGCATCCCTCGGGTCAATAGCTAGGGTTATGAATGATCTTAGTAAAGGTAAAAATGTAGATTCAGAAGATCTTCAAGACGCAGATTCAGCGTTGTCTTTCTTGATCTGATAATCGTTTGATGTGAAGCTCTAACAAAATGGAAGAGCACTGGTGAATTAAATCGTTAATGCCAATGTATATTTCGTAGTTGTTAGAATAAAGTAACAATAGGGAATATAATGTTGAACGGACGAAAAAAGATAACGTTAGAAGAAATTCAAAAACGTATTAAAAACGTTCACGGCGACACAATAATAATTGTTCCTGAATCCTATACTGGCGTTAGATTTAAAGCGACGTTTCTAGACAAAGATTATGGTGAATGGATATCGTATGTTACAAATGTAACAGCTGGACATTGTCATCCAAAACGTGGGCATCTGAATTCACAAAAAACTAATATTGAAAAATATGGTTCAATTTCTCCTTTGGGTGGGAAAGAAATACGAAAGAAAATTGAAGCAACTAATCTTGAGAGATATGGTTGTTCAAACGTATTGGCATCTGAATCAATAAAAGAAAAAGCTTCAGAAACAATGATAGAACGTTATGGATTTAAAAACCCTCAACAAGTTCCTGAAATAAGAGAAAAAACTCTCCAAACAAATCTAACAAAATACGGTGCTAAACATCCTTATCAATCGAAGTTAATCTTTGATAAAATGAAAAGTGATTATTTTGAAAAACACGGTGTAGAAAATCCCTTTCAACTTAAATCAGTTCGAGATAAAATTAAATCAACATTCTTAGAGCGTTATGGTGTTGAAAATCCTTCTCAGCATTCTGAAATTTTTAAGAAAACGCAACGAACAAAAAAACAAACGAAATGTTTAAAACACTGGAAAGACGGATCAGAGATTATTTGTCGTGGTTCATATGAAATTGCAGTTGTAAATTGGTTAAATTTAAATCAATTTGATTATGATTGGCAAATAAGTTTTAGAATACCTGACGATATTAATCTTGATGCTTCGATTAGAAATAAAATCTATAACGTTGATTGTTTGTTTTATGGAAAAGAACAAAATACGTATGTTGAAATCAAAGGATATTGGATGCAACAGATATCAAAACTAAAATGGGAATGGTTTCATGAAACTCACCCAAATAGTGAATTGTGGACGTATGATGTATTGAAAAATAAGGGAATCTTATAATGGCTAAAGAACCAAAGAGTCTGTTTAGAAAATTAACTCAACTTTTTAGAAGCGGACCAATTGTTAGACGTAAAATTCGAGCACTTGATACTGCAACTGCAATGGCAGATAAGACAAAATCGTCTGGGACACTTTTATTTCAAAAGTCATTATCCCCTACTTACGCTTCGATCACGAGTAATGCTTATAACCTCAATGAGAGATTGATGAGGTATCAGGACTTTCAAGAGATGGAATATACTCCTGAAATTGCGGCAGCCCTTGACATATACGCAGATGAAACTTGTCTAACAAAAGAATCAATTATATCAACACCTTACGGCAACTATACGATCGAAGAGTTACTAAAAATGAACGGTGTTATGACTCCTTTAACAAAAGGCTGTGATAACATTCCTGATGGAAAATTCCCTTTATATTGTTATGACAATGTCAACAAACGAATCACAATCGGATTTGGTCATAGTGTTCGTCAGACAGGAAAACAAGTTCCTGTCGTTAAAGTTCTCTTAGATAACGGCGATTCAATTCGTTGTACGCCTAATCATCGCTTTATGTTACGAGACGGAACATATGTAGAAGCAGGAAGTTTAGTTCCAGGAACGTCATTGATGCCATTTAAGTTGAGCAGCTTTACTAAAAATGTAAATGATTATCAATACGTTTACACAATGGATAAAAAGAAAACAAAAAATGGATGGCGCGCTCAACATCTTTTCAACGTTGAACATCTTGTGAGAGAATTGAAAGAAGACGAAGTTGTTCATCACAAAGATTTTGTTCGTACCAATAATGGGATTGACAATCTTGAAATAATGAATGCATTTGATCATTCAAGTTATCATGCAAGTTTAAACAATGTTCACAAATTTGGAAAAGAAAATAATAGACATGCAAATTGGATGATGAATAACAATCCTATTAAAATTGTTGTTCCTGGGCTACATGAATTAACACAGAATAAACATTTAACAATTAAAGAGGTTGCTTCAAGATACAATACAACATATTCTGTGCTTCAAGAATGGGTCAGAAAATACGGCTTTAGAAATTGGGAAGCATTTAAATCAAATGATAGAACTTGTTCTGAACAAAAATTAGATAGAATTACGAGTTCAATATCATTAGACGAAATCAAAAATCTATATGTTATCGGAGAAACAAAAGCACAACTCGTAATGAAACTCGGTTGTACCGTTAACGTTCTTGATAAATTTCTTAATAGAAAACTAAAGAAATCATGGTCAGAACTTGTTACTGAATTTGGCGGAACGTTAAAAAGTCCAAATGGTGGTCGTCCAAAAGGTTCATATTCACGTTCAGATGTTACGTATCAAGACATATGCAACGTAATGACTCCCGGCATTTATTTGACGCAAAATAAACTTGCAAAAAAACTAAACACACGATCTGGTGTTATCGTTGATAGAATAACTGCGAACGGATTTGATTCTTTTAGTTCTTGGCAAAAATCATTCCATAACCATAAAGTTGTCAGTGTAACATCAGACGGTCTTGATGACGTATATGATCTAACAGTTGATGAGCATCATAATTTTGCCTGCAACGGTGTCATTGTTCATAATTGTGCTCAAGATGATAAAGGCCGTGTTCTTCATGTTTATTCTGACAATGAAAAAATAAAAGAAATTCTTGAAGACCTGTTCTATGATACGTTAAACGTTGAGTTTAATATGAGATCATGGGTAAGAAATCTTGTTAAATATGGTGATGTATTTATTTACAATGACGTGTCGCCTGATCATGGCATTGTAAATGCTTTTCCAATCCCAGTTAATGAAATTGAACGAGAAGAGAATTACGACAGAGATGATCCTTTTGCCGTTCGTTATCGTTGGGTAACGATGGGGAATAGGACACTTGAAAATTGGGAGATAAGTCATTTCAGATTATTGGGAAATGATATGTTTCTTCCTTATGGTTCATCTGTTATTGAACCCGCTAGAAGAATTTGGCGTCAATTAATTTTAATTGAAGATGCTATGCTTGTTTATCGTGTCGTAAGAGCACCCGAAAGAAGAGTCTTTTACGTAGACGTCGCAAACATACCGCCAGAAAACGTTCAGATGTATGTTGAAGAACAACGAAAAAGACTAAGAACGAATCAGGTCGTTGACAATAACACAGGGAGAGTTGATTTAAGATATAATCCCATGTCTGTAGATGAAGACTATATCATTCCGGTAAGGGGTAATGACTCTGGTACAAAGATTGATACGTTAGCTGGTGGACAAAATACAGCAGCAGTTGAAGACGTTGCGTACATTCAGAAAAAACTATTCGCTGCGTTGAAGATACCAAGGGCATATCTTGGATACGACGAACTTTTATGTCTAGAAGGGTCAACTCGTATTCCTGTTCTTGGTTTGAATGGTGTCATGACAATTGCTGATATGGCCTCGGCGTTCACAGATAAAGATCGCAAAGAAGACCTCTACGTATATAGCTGTGATGACAAAGGCAAGATCGTTCCAGGCAAGGTTCTTAACGCGTGGAAAACAAAAGATGTTACTGAACTTTACGAGGTTACTACAGATGATGCTGGTATAGTTAGGTGTACTGCAAATCACCCATTTATGCTTCGTGATGGCTCTTATTGCCGCGCCGATGAATTAGTTCCGGGTCAGAGTTTGATGCCATTGTACAGGAAATTGTCGACGTCTAAAAAACAAGGTGGGTCAGATCTAATTGATGGTTATGAGATGATTCTTGATAATATGACGAATGAGTGGAAGTATACTCATAAAGTTGTTAGTGATTACATGAATTCTGAAAAAATAGATAGAATTACTAAACAGCGTGTTGTTCATCATGTTGATTTTAATAAATTGAATAATGAACCATCTAACTTGTGTGAAATGACATGGTATGATCATAGAAAACTTCACGCGCATAATCTTCAATATACATTGTTGGATCCGAAAGTGATTGCCAAACGCGAGCCAATTCGAATCGCCGCTCTAAAGGCTCCTAAACATCGTGAGAAAAAATCTATTCAGATGATAGCACAACATACTGATCAAAATAGCAAGATGTCACAGTGGGTTCATGGTGACAAGATCTCTGAGGTTTCTTCCGTAGTCATGAAAAAGAATTGGGAAGATCCCGCGTATAGAGAACTCAAGACGAAACAGAATAATGAACTCTGGACACGACCTGAATATCGCGATAAATTAGTCGGCGATAATCATTGGATAAATCGTAAATATGAAGAATATGACATTAATTGGTTAAAGGAGTTTTCTAAGCAAAATTCTGTGATTTCAATAAAACAATGGCGTTCCGATCATGTGAAATCGATTTCACATCTTTCGCCTGTTGGAATCAATCGTGTTACAAAATTATTGTGTTCAAATGGGTTTTCTAATTGGCGAGATTTTGCCTCACGGGAACTAGGAATAGTTGTACCTTTACGAGGTCCAGCACGTGGATCGCAACAAAGCAAATTTAGTATTAATGATCTTAAAGAATTTTGTGTTAAACATAACGTAACATCTATCGGTCAATGGACTAAAGGACATAGGAATTCGATTGTTAGTATTTCACCTGTGAGCGGAACTGTTATAAAGCGAGTTTTGCGCGAAAATGGATTCGTTAATTTTAATGATTTCAAAAAAACGCTCACATACAATCATAAAGTTCTTTCTGTGAATGTTATTAAACTTGATGAACCTATTGAAATGTATGATATCACCGTTGAAGGTCATCATAATTTTGCAATTTGTACGTCTAAATGGTGTGATGACAGTCGACAATGGTATGATGACAATGATAAAAAATCATCATTGTGTGCTATGGGAGCAATATTTGTACATAATAGTTCGAAAGCGACATTGGCTCAAGAAGATATAAGATTTTCTCGCACAATCAACGTGATCCAAAAAACAATGCTTGCTGAACTTAATAAACTTGCTATTATTCACTTGTATGCAAATGGATTTGAAGATGATGATCTTCAGAATTTTACTCTTCGACTTTCAAATCCGTCAACTGTTGCACAACAACAGAAACTCGAACTTTGGCGTGCCAAATTTGAAATTGGTGGATCACTTCCTGAAAACATGGGTAGCAATGAGTTTGTTCAGAGAGAAGTATGGGGACTTTCTAAAGAGGAAATTGATCAAATTAATCAACAACGTTTTAGTGAAAAAACATTAAATGCTCAACTTGAAGCAATTACTGCTGAATCTGTAAATGGTGAAAGTGGAGAATCTGGTGATATGGGTAGTGGAGGCGACGATATTTTTGGTGATATGGGAGGTGATGATTCAGGTGGAGGCGAAGAACCTGATGCAGGAGGCGATTCAGAAATGGAAGATCTCCCACCCGAAGAAAACGCAGGCGAAGAACCCGAAGAAGAAGTTGAAAATGATGTTGAATTATTAACATCATCTGAAGATTATGATGACGATGAAGATTTTGCTCTTAAACTTTCTTTTGAAGGCGACGGGCAAAAGCCTATAAAACCTGTAAGTCAATTGAAACACTCCCTTTATAATAGAAGTAGAAAACGAACACACGGTGCTTCAAAGACTCATATGCCTGATTTTGCAAAAATGACTGCATCTGATAACAAGTCTTTAAATGATCCAAATGACACAAACTTTTTAAAGGCACTTGTGTCCAATCCTTTGGGTGAAACAAGAACGAGATCGAGAACACGGTCGATGTTCAATGGTTTATCACCTGATATTTGGTCAACGCTTAAAAATATGACAAAATCTGAAAAATTCTCTGCCATAAAAGAAATTAAGATTATGTCTGAAGCTGTTGATGATTCAATATTTGATATCGATATCGATTCAGAAGATGAATAATTGAAAACATAAAAGTAGTTATGAATGAAGCTTTACAAATGAAAGGCATTAATTAAGTGTCAAAATCACATAAGAAAAAGAGAAACGTAGGTTTGTTGTACGAATTTCTCGTTGGTATTATTTCAAAATCACTAATTGACGGAAATAAGCAAAAATCTGCACGGGCCTTAAAAATAGTTCGAAAACACTTTAAACCAGGAACTGAACTATACAAAGAATTCAGATTAATGAATTCTATTAGAAAGACAATTGTCAGTTCAGAAGCCGTTGCTGCTAGTATTTTGCAAGAAGCAAAGACGGCCGCGAGGGGAAGAAATTTAAAAGAATTAGACAGACAAAAATCTTTATTAATTCACGATATAAATCACATGATTAATGATGAGAATTTTTACGATCAACAAGTAAATGAGTATAAGCTTCTTGCAACAACGCAGACGTTATTAAATGACTGGCGACAAAAAGATTGCGATTTATCTCAATTGGCAATGTACGAAGAACAAATCATTAAACACTTGACAAGAAAACCTGATGTTATTGTTGAACAGCAAGAGGGTGAATCTAACGGTTCTAATCGATTGTTAATGAAAGTGATGATGAAAAAACTTAATGAAAAGTATGCTGGAGCGCTCACACCAGCGCAAGTATCTCTCGTTAGAGCATATGCATTTTCAACCGCTACAAATGATGATGAATCAATTAAATTAAAACTTGTCGAAATGAAAAATGAATTGATTAAATCAATTGATCAATATAAGACTGAAAACGAAGAAGGGTATTTAAACGAAAAATTAACAAAAACTCGCGAACAGTTATTAACAGAAAGTTTGCAAGAAGTTAATGACGATACCGTAACAAGGTTTATGTTATATGCAAAACTATCAACAGAATTAAAATCAAATAAATGACTTTTGAAAAATTAATCTGAGAATATTTGAATTATGTTTAATAAAGATGACCTCCTAAAAAGCCTGCAAAATGATCCAATGTATCGTGAGGCTCTTGCTATGGCTAAAACTGATGAAGAGAAAACAAAAATAATTGCATCTGCTGAGGGATTTCTGACATCATTTTTTGAATCATTAATTCCAATTGTTGAAAATGTTAATCGCGAAGAATTCATTAAAGCACTAAACGATAATGAACTAACAAATATTGATAAGAAATAATAATTACTTTCAATGACTTCTTTAAATCTTTTCCGAGAATATCTCAGATTGATTTTGATTTCTGAAGGCAAAGTCGAAGACCTTGCCAAGCAGAATCCCAATGTTCCTGTCATAGATCTCGCTTCTTCAGATTCAACTCCCACAAAAAAGCTTCTTCAAAATGAATCAGATGAAGAAATGAAAGAGATTCTTTCAGATTTGATTTCTGGGAAAGCAAGGTTAGGAATAAATATTGCACTTATTGCATGGAAAAATGCAAATAGACAATTTCATAGAGATAATGATAAACCTGCAATAATTTATGCTAATAGAATTAAGGGTTGGTACAAAAATGGAATAAAATATTCCCCTAAGAAATAAAAATGACCTGGACCGTTTATCAGCATAAAAATTTGTTAACCGAAAAATCGCATGTCGGAATGACGAAAAATTGGGAATCAATTAAAGTTTTTGAATCTGCAAAATTAGCACACAAAGAAACAGGCGTTAATTACACAAAGATAACAGAAGTTGCTCGTGGTAAAAGACAGTTTTCAGGTGGTTATCGTTGGAGATATATAGATCTAGAGAACAGTGAGCAGGAGATAAAAAATGTCTGATATAAGATTATTAAGTACGTACAGTGAGTTTGAATATTCACCTGAAACGATTAAAGAATCGTTGGAGAAAAATGACGGCAAGATTATGATGAAAGGTATTCTGCAAAAAGCAGATACTTTAAATCAAAATGGTCGTGTATATCCAGCGAACATTCTTGAACGTGAAATTCGAAATTACCAGAAGTTCATATTGGAAAACAGATCTTTAGGTGAGCTAGATCATCCGGATTGTGTACCTCATGACGATCAAATTCTTACAATTTCAGGGTGGAAACAAATTGGTGAAATTGCAGATGACGAAATCATTGCAACGCTAAACACCAAAACAAATGAAATTGAATATCAACGAATTACTGAAAAAATTGATCAACAATACAAAGGTGAAATGTATGTGTTCAAAAATGCAAGAACATATGACATGTGTCTAACACCAAATCACAGAATTCTTGCTTGGGACAGATCGCAAAAACCTTATTTTATTACTGCAAAAGAAGCGTATGATCTTAAACAGAAAAATGATTCTGGTTTATCACACAGTGGATTAAGAAGATCAGGTGTTTGGAAAGGTGAAGATCCCGAATTTGTTGAAATCGCCGGAAAACAAATCGACTCTAGTCTTTGGGCTGCATTTTTAGGAATCTATCTTGCTGAAGGTCATGCTACGGGAATTCTTTCAGAAAAGAAAACAAGAAAAAGTGAACAATCTATTTGTGTAACACAGTACAAATCAGAATCACGCGAAGCAATTAAACAAATGATGATGCAATTGCCTTGGGAAATTAAAGAGATCCCTCAAGGATTCACTATACAAGATGAAAAGTTATATGATCACTTGTATGAATTGGGCAGTTCACATAATAAGCATATGCCAAAATATGCAAAAGGTTGGTCTTCTCGCCTGCTTGAAACAATGCTTGAATGGATGTTATTGGGAGACGGAAGAAATAGATATGGGTACAAGAAAGAATGTATTGTACCTGAGTATGCAACAACGTCTAAACAGCTTGCAGATGATGTTTACGAAATTATGTTGAAATTGGGTTCTGGGGCAACAATTCACACGTATCAACCCGAAGATAGACCAGCACCAGATTATGAAACTACAAATAGAATGATCTTGTCTGAAAATTCAGCTTTAATGCATATTGTTTATCAACATTCATCTACAGGAATGTCTCTTGATACACGCTTTATGAAAGCCGAAAAAATTGATTATGAGGGTCGCGTTTGTTGTGTTAAAGTTCCGAACGGTACTTGGTTAATGCGTCACAATGGAAAATCTTGTTGGACAGGAAATTCGTCTGTTGTTAATTTGAAAAATGTTTCTCACGTTATTAGAGAAGCTTACATTGAAAATGGTACAGTTTATGGAACGCTTGAAGTTCTTCATAAAACACCTTCTGGGGCGATCCTTAAAGGTCTTGTTGAATCAGGTTTAAAACTTGGAATTTCTTCTCGTGGAGTAGGGTCAACACAAAAAAAGGGAGATTACCATGTCGTTCAAGATGACTTTCAGTTAATATGTTGGGACGTAGTATCGGAACCGAGCACCCCTTCAGCCTTTATTTTACCCGAAGGTAAAAAGATTAATGATTTTGATCCTAATAAATTTTTAACAAAGTCAGACAGAATTGATAGAATTCTAAACGAGATTTTGAAATGAAAGCAAAAAGACAACCGTCAATTTTAACAACTACAATTTGCGAATTGTGTTCTTGTACGTTCATTCGTAAAGTTAAAGCATCACGAAAATTACCTTATAGATTTTGTTCAATGAAATGTAGTAATACTGCCGCTGCTAAAGGTACTCGTACATATGAAGCAATGTATAATAAATGGGTTGAGCGTTTTGGTGAAGATGAAGCTAAAAAGCGTTTAGAACTTAACAAGTTTAAACGATCGAAAGCTACTACAAAGTGTAATACGGGTCGTATTCTTTCAGATAGTACGAAACAAAAAATTGCAAAATCATGCACCGGAATTTCTAATGTTCTCAAAGGAAAAACATTTGAAGAATTTTATGGTAAAGAACGCGCCACACAATTGCGTGAACATCATTCTAAAAAACTTAAAGAAGGTTTTGCATCTGGAAAAATCAGTCCTTCTGCGAGAACAAGAGTCGCGCCAATTTTTCGTGGTGTTAGATTAAGATCAAAACTAGAACAAGCGTGTATAGAGTTTTTAGAAAAACGTGATGGTCTTAAATTTGGAACTGATTTACTTTATGAAGATAAATCAGTTCGTACGACATGGTATGACGATGCGGGAAAATCCCACACATATACACCAGATTTACTTGATACGAAAAATAATATAGTTTACGAAGTTAAGCCTCAATGGCAAGTTGATAGACCGACCAATGAAATGAAAGCAAAACAAGTTTCGGTTATTCGTTCACATAAAATATTTTGTTATATAACAGATAAGGATCTTAAATAATGTCACTCAATAATCCAAAAGGTGGTATAGGATATGCCGCCGAATTTCAATCATCTGCTCTTCCGTGGACAACGTCTTCTCAGGCAATGACAGGCGTAACATATCGTCTTGACTTTCCTAAAATAACAAGATTCATAAATATTAAAAATCACGGTGAAGACGGCGAACACTTAAGATTTGGATTTACAAGAAATGGCGTCGAAGGCGGAAATTTCTTTAGGGTCAGCGGCGGTAATACAGGTGAAGAACCAACGTTTGAATTACGCGTTAAAGAAATTTTTATTAGAGCCGACGGTGCAACTTCGCCTCATTATTCTGTTCTGGCAGGTTTAACGAATATTGATTCATCACAAATGGGTCTTTTGTCTGGCACACTTTCTGATGGAAGCGCAGGATGGTCAGGATGTGGATGATTCATTTATGAATAAAAAACAAAAATTATATGGAATTGTATACAAAATAGTTTTTAAAATTACTAATTTGTGTTATATCGGTCAAACTATTACACCTCTAAAATCTAGGTGGAAAGGTCATTGTGATTTAGCACTAAAAAGTGATTGTAACAGGTTATTTAGCAAAGCAATTAGAGAATATGGAAAAGAAAATTTTGATTTAACGATTTTATCTAATTGTGAAACAAAAAAAGAACTTAATGAAACCGAACGTAGGTTCATAAAAGAAAATAATTCAGTTTGGCCGAACGGCTATAATATGACGAATGGTGGAGAAGGTCCTTGTGAATTAACAAGAAAAAAAATCTCTGAACGAACAAAAGAATCGATGAGTAAGCTTGATAATTCGTGGAAGGATCGACAGCGTGAAGCGATGAAAAATCCTGATGTCAGAAAAATGATTTCAGAAAATACAAAAGAAGCAATGCAATCGCCTGAAATAAAAGAAAAAATAGCAATTCTATCTAAAGATGCAGAACGGCGAAAAAAGATTTCTGATAAATTAAAAGGTCACGTTGTTTCAGAAGAAACAAAAAGAAAAATTTCTGAACGAACAAAAGAAGCAATGGCAAATCCTGACGTTAGAAAAAAAATATCTGATGCTTTAAGTGATCCTGCTTTGAAAAAACAAATATCTGATAAATTAAAAGGCCGCGTTCTTTCAGAGGAGACGAAGAAAAAGATATCTGAACGAAACAAGGAAGTAATGAATTCACCTGAAATTCGTCAAAAAATTTCTGATAGGAAAAATGTTAAATTATCATGTATTATGTCACCTGACTGTATTTTGTTTGATATAGAATGACCCGAGAATATTCGCGCTCGCTGAATGAGGAAACCAATGAAGATGAAAAGAGATGAATTTAAGGCTTTAATAAAAGAATGTCTTGTAGAGATATTTAGCGAAAATTCAACAAAATATGTCACAGAACAAAGACAAACACGTCCGAGTCAACAACAACGTCGATCAATAACGCATAGTAAAAATAAACAATTTGATCCTCGTTTAGACACTAAAATTAATTCAAGCGCTATAAAACATGCTGCAGGTGGTGATCCGATGATGGAATCATTATTGGCTGACACTGCAAAAACAACTCTTCAAGAACAGCTTGCCAACGGCGATGGAATGTCACCATATCCGGCAGAAGGTTCGAGTGGAAAAAAGATTTCTCAACAAGAGCAATTTAATGGTACGCCGGAACAAGTTTTTGGTGAAGATACATCTTCAAAGTGGGCTGCGTTAGCTTTTGCTAACGAATTGCCAAAGAGGTAGGTAATATTTGCAACGAATGTAATAGTTAATGATTGAATATATTCAGGAGATTTAATCAAATGGCCGTGACAAAATTAACATCCGCACTTTTAAAAAAAATTGTACGTGAAGAAGCATCAAAATTTGGTGGCGAAGAAGACACTGAAGAAAGAGCAAAAGATACAGTTGAAACAGATGCTGATGAATATGCTGATGCTCTTGAAAAACATTTAGATTATGTGAAGGCTTTGAAAATTGAAGAAAATCGAATCATTAAACGATTATCAAAAATTAGAGAAACACGTCAACGTGTTCTAAGAAAGATTGTAACAAAAGTTGTCTAAAAAGACAGGAGAATTTTATGTCTGGTGAAGGTAAATATACAAAATACGCTCCTACGGCAAATGCCAAGAATGTTCTCTTGAATAAGTTGTTTCGTGATCCAAACCCAGCAACTGCGCCCGTAGCGCAAGATCTTATTGGAAAAGAAGACGATGTTAGACAACTAACTCTTGCAATCGCCCGCGCAAATTTAACGCCCCCACATCAAGTTGGTGATTTATCACTGTTCCCAACTGGCGTTGATTTAAATTTTGTCGGCGGGCCTCAACTTACAGATGTTAATTGGTCGCGCCCCGGCGATCCAGCAAATCCGTATACACCAGATATGTCTTCACCTGGCCCTGGAAAAACAGACGGTGTTGATAAAGCAGTTGATCCTGGTGTGTCTGCAAAAGAAGTTAAACCAAATTACATTCCTGCGGGTCCAAAAACTGGAACAAAATCACCGAGTGTAACAAGTGCTAAAATTTATGCTGCTGCACTATTAGGTGTGCCAAGTAAACTAGGCGATTCTGGTGGAAATACTTAATTTTTGCATGCGTATGTATACTTATACAGAGATTACTTTAGGAAAAAAGCATGACTAAGCAATTGTATGAAGAAGCGTTGGCAGACGTTAAAAAAATAAAAGAAATCGCAGAAGCTAATGCACAACATGCTGTTCTTGAAGCAGTAACGCCAAGAATACGTGATTTTATTGAAAGTGAATTATTACGTGAAGCAGCAGATGATTCTACACCGCCCGGGTTAGAGCCTGAAGAAGGTGATTTATTGTCTGATCAAGAAGAAGCAATATCGGAACCTGACGAAGAAGGAAAAGTTACGCTTGATCTTGATGCTTTAGACGTAGATTCATTTGAAGATAATTCACAAGAAACTAATTTGCAAGATGAAGATTCAGAATATGAAATGAATCTTGAATCTATTAACGCATTAATGCCTGTTCTTGGCGCAACAAAGAAAAATTTTGATTCAATGATGTTAAAGTTAGATGAATCAGTGAAGTCATTTTGTTCAGCAAGTAAACTTTTGCGTGAAACAAATGCATATGAAGTGAAATTATCTGAGATGATTTCACGTGTGGAAGATATGTATGACTACGTGCAGACATCAATAGTTGATTCTGCAAAGAAGAGTTCATACGAAATGAAATTAGAATCGTATTTTAAGGAGCTCAACACGCTTCAGGAGAACAAAATGTCATACAACAGAAGAAGACAATTAAGAGAAGAAGATGTAACATTAAAGTTAACAGGTTTACCTGATGACGTTGATCTTGATTCAGTCGGTGTCGATTTAATTACAGGCGTCGATGACGAAGGATCTGACGAAAGTGGCGATGATGATGTCTCTTTAGATCTTGATGATTCTGAAGGTGACGATTCAGGCGACGATTCAGATGAAGTTGATTTAGGGGATCTTGATCTTGATGGCGACGATGAAGGTGATTCACAAATGGAAGGTCGCAAATTAAGTGATAATACAATCGTCGAAGTTGACGAAAGAATGTTGCGAAACGAAATTTCAAGAATGCGAAGACTTCGTGAAGAAGCTGTTCCAAGTGTCAAGGGTTCTCGCCCTGGTTCTAGTGAATATGATGATTTTGGCGATGCATCTGCAAAAGGTGAGCCACTTGATCAAGTTATTCGTGAAGAGGATGAAGATCTTGAAGAATCAGATCAACTTGATGAAATGGACGATGAAGAAGTTTCATCTAAAACAACTGACGTTGTTGAATCACTTCGTCGCAGACGATTCTTTGAGTCAAGATTACAAGCTCGAGCACGAAGCCGAGTTAAGTATCTTAAAACAGAAGCATCAAAGCCTTCAAATAGAAATCCAAGACGACAGGCTCTTTTAAAGAGAGAATATTCATCTGTTGTCAGACGTTTTAATGAATCATTAAATCGTTCAAAAAAATTAGCTGTGCGCCTTAATGAGGCACTTTCAGCTAGACAAGGACGTTCCTCAAATGGACGTTCATCACGGCTTGCGGAGAAAAGAGCCGTTAATTCACTCCGCGGTAAGTTGGCAGAAACGAATCTGATCAACGCGAAATTGTTGTATACCAACAAGCTTCTTCAGAATGAATCATTAAGTGCGCGTCAAAAAGCACAAGTGATTCAGCAACTTGATTCCGCAACAACATTGCGTGAAGCAAAACTTGTATATGAAAGCATGGCACGAACATTGGCCGGTACTTCAAGATCGCTTAAAGAATCATCTGATCGCAATGTCAGAGGATCTTCTTCAGGCGCACTTAGAACATCTTCATCTACACAGGTTTTGTCAGAAGGTTATGAATCTGAGAGATGGGCTAGACTCGCAGGTATCAACAAGTAAGCATGATTAGAGTTTAACAATTTACAGGAGAAATATTATGAAATTTTTTACGATGGATCAATTATCGGCTGGCATTAGAGAACGCCATGTCGGTGCAGAAAGAGCTCGATTAGTCGAGAAATGGAGTCGTTCAGGTCTTTTACGAGGTCTTGAAGGAAATAAACGTGAAGTTATGTCTCAGTTGCTTGAAAATCAAGCAGCTCAGGTTATCAAGGAATCAAACTCTTTGTCAACCGGTGGAGGTGCAGTTGCATCATCTGGACAAATTCAAGGATTTTCAAACATTGCATTCCCAATCGTTCGCCGTGTATTCGGTGGATTAGTTGCGAATGAACTTGTTTCAATCCAACCAATGTCCTTACCTTCAGGTCTTATCTTCTACCTTGATTATTCATATGGTACGAATGTCGGTGGTACTGATGCAAACTCAACTACTGAGCGAACATACACTCGCGGACAGTCAATTTACAATAACCCAAGCGGCAAAGGCGTCCAAACTGGATCTTTAGCAACTGGTGGTATGTATGATCTAGTTAACGTCGGTTATACCAAAGTTCACTCTGGTTCTATGGCAGTCTCTGGTTCAACAGCAGACGTCGGAGCTTGGGGTGGTGCAGATGGTACGACCTGGACATCTGGTCTTACGGTTTCTACACAAGGAATGATGTCTGGTACTAACGGAAGAATGCTTCAGTTCGATCCACAAATTGACGTCGACCTTGCAGAAGGTACTCTTGACGTAACATTCGCTCACCTTACGATTTCACAGATTCAGTCTGTAATTCCAAAGGGTGACTTCTTGGCTGTTGAACAAATCGCAGTATTCGGTTTCGCAACAACCAACAGCGCAGTCGCATGGGGTGAAACATATCAGTCTGGTCTCGGAGTAATGAATCTTCGAAGACTCAACAAACGTGGTAACTGGAGCGGTTCGGTGTTTACACCATCACCACTTAACGGTACACACATTCAAGTTGTTCTTCGAGTTTCTAACGGTGGAACAGTCCCAGTACTTGGTGCAACAACGAGATTGTCAATGGCAATCGCAGATGCAGTTCAAACAGGTGACAGCGTAGGTTCAACACTTACGGTCCCATCATTTGAATCTGACTTCGGTTCAACACCAACGCCAGCAATTCCAGAAATTGAAATCAAGATTGAGTCAATTGCCTTAACTGCAACGACTCGTAAACTTAGAGCACGCTGGTCTCCAGAACTTGCTCAGGATCTTAACGCATATCACTCTATGGACGCAGAAGTTGAACTTACGTCTATTCTTTCAGAGCAAATTGCTCTTGAAATTGACAGAGAGATTCTCAATGATCTTGTTACTGAGGCAAACGGAGCACAATTGTTCTGGTCACGTGCACCTGGTAAGTTTGTTAATAAACTAACTGGTCAAGCTCAGACACTTGCTTCAAGTCTTAGCATCGGTCCACAATTCACAGGTACTGTCCGTGAATGGTACGAAACACTTGTTGAAACGGTAATTGACTGTGCAAACACAATTCACCGAAAGACACTTCGTGGTTCTGCTAACTTCATGGTAACTGGCCCAGACGTTTGCACGATCCTTGAGAGTTCAGTGCTTTATAAGCCAAAATTCTCAATTGACGGTGAAGGACAGGTTGGTTCACCTTTCACCATCGGTGCAGAGGCAATTGGTACAGTTTCAAACAGATTCACAGTCTACAAGGATCCTTACTTCCCACGAAATAAGATCTTGGTAGGTTACAAAGGTGGAAGTTATTTAGAAACTGGCTATGTATACGCACCTTACGTCCCTCTGATCGTCACACCAACTATTTTCGCACCTGAAGACTTCACTCCACGTAAAGGCGTCATGACACGCTACGCTAAGAAAGTTGTTAGAAGCGATTTTTACGGTGTTGTCACGATACTTGACATGAATATAATTTAGTTAATTAAATTATACACTTAGACTGACTTTGAAGGCCCGCAAGGGCCTTTGGTCGTTTAAGCGGTATGATGACTTTAATAAAGGTTTAATGATTTAAGAATTTACTTTAAGTCAAAAGTTGTTATTATAATAACATATGAAAAAAGTATGTGAAGAGTGTTTAAAAGAATTTGAAGCAGAGACATTTGGTAGACACGTAAAAAAACATAAATTAACGTTAGAAAATTATACTTTAAAGTGGATGCATAATGGTATCAAACCAACATGTAAATGTAATTGTGGAACAATCACGACGTGGAGTGTTATATCGAAAAATTTTAATGAGTTTATTCATGGTCATCATGCATTTGGTCGTAAAAAATCTGATGATGAAAAGCGCCGAATTGGAGAGAAAAATTCAATTAATATGAAACGATATATGAACGAACATCCTGAAATTGCCCTAAAAAAAGTTTCAGAACTTCGAGCTGGACTTACACCTGAAATAGAAAAAAAGAGGATTGAATCTACAAAGCAAGCGTATCTGTCAATGACAAAAGAAGATAAACAAAAATTTTCTGAACGTATGTCTGAACGTTGGGCATCAGGAAGTATGAAAGAAACAAAATTAAAGTCAGCTAAAACATTTAAAGAACGTTTTGCTGATGGGACATATGATTTTACAGAACGTAATCAAAAATTATCTGAATCAATTTCACAAAAATACGTGAATGGTTCATGGAAATTTTCAAAAGGAATGCATTTATCAGTAAAAACAGGAAAAGAACATTATTATAGATCGTCTTGGGAATTACAATATATGAATTTTCTTGATAATGATGTTGATGTTGTTTCGTGGGAATCTGAATTTATATCAATTCCTTACGAATTTAATGGCGCTATACACAAATATATACCAGATTTTCATGTTGAACGAATAACGGGTCATACACTTGTTGAAGTTAAACCATTAGCATTAAGATCGATTCCAAAAAATGCTGCTAAACGATTAGCTGCTCAAGAGTTTTGTAAAAAGCATCAATGGAATTATTTAGAATGGGAACCAGATTTTGTTAATTGATATCACATAATTCAACTAATCCTATACACTTTCTCCATAATAAGGTATAATGATATATGCCCTTTGGGAATAGTAAAAGTTCATTGTGTTCAGAGTGTGGAATTGAATTTCCTCATTTAAAGAAACTTTCTGAACATATCAAGAAAATTCACAATTTATCACCAATAGATTATTGCATTAAACACATGTATAATAACGTGAAGCCTTCGTGTAAGGTCTGTGATGGCCCAACAAGGTACGTAAGTATAGGTGATGGGTTTAAAAATTATTGTGCTGAACATCGAAAATTTGCTGAACGTGAAGGTGGTAAAATTGGTGGCAAAATTAAGTCGCAATGGAACAAAGGCATCACAAAAGAAACCGATCCAAGATTGATGATGATGTCACAAAAATTAACGGGCGAAGGAAATCCATTTTTTGGAAAGAAACATACTTTGGAAACTATTGAATTAATATCGAATACCAAAAAAGCACATCATAATGAAGTGATGATTGAATCAAAACAACAGCTTGAAGTGGTTGATTACGTTAAATCAATTGAAAAAGAACAAATTGAAATTTCAACAAAAAACGTTATTCCGTCTCTTGAAATTGATGTTTGGATTCCTTCAAAAAATATTGCAATCGTTTATCATAATCTTTATTGGCAAGGTGGTTCTCAGAGTGCAATTTTTGATCGTAAACGTCATCGAGACTATTATCAACTATGTAAAGCCGCAGGAATTAAATTGATTCAGATCTATTCTGACGAATGGGCAAATCGCAATGACGTTGTCAAGTCAATTATCTCAAATGCGCTCGGTGTAAATCTTGTTAAGTTAAACGCTCGTGATTGTACTGTTGAAGTTTCATCAACGAAAGAAACAAAACCTTTTCTTGAAGTTTCTCATATGTCAGGTTCAACAAGGGCCTCATATCATTACGTTCTAAAACACAAAGTTCATGGAATCGTCGGTGCAATAACGCTTCGTAGACCTATCCAAAAAAAATGGGGTGATAATCTTATTGAACTTGCTCGCATGGCGTTTAAACAAGGTGTAACAGTTCGAGGTGGAGCATCAAAACTTTTGACTCGAGCGATTGTTGATCATTCAGAAACATTTGACGGGATGTTATCTTACGCTGAACTTCGTTTCAGTGAAGGTGGAATTTATGCTCATTGTGGATTTGAACGAAAAGATGATGCAACAATGAATTATTGGTACACAGATGGAATTAGAAGATTTGACAGATTTAAATTCCGCGCGCAACCCGGAAAGCCTGAAAAAATCGTTGCAGATGAAGCAGGGGTCAGACCGGTGTATGGGTGTGGCAATGCCATCTATTTAAAGAAATTTTGCTGATTTTGCTGCCTTTAAATTGACACAAGAATATTTTTGCACATAATAATGCTAGGTACTAAGGTAAAATAAGTGATTAATCTGTATCTTCTGGCATTTTTATATTGTTTATTACGTCTTGTTTCCAACCAAATGCAGGCCAAATTTTTGTTTTCAAAATCCTAAGCCACGTTCTTGGTTGAACAATTCTTATTGCTTCTGGTGGAACATAATTCTGTGTGAATACTGCATATGAATTATTTTCAAGACCATCAAAATCATGATCTACAAACCATTTTGCATCTTTAATGAAACTTGTATTTATTTGTAGAATAATATTCTGATAATCAAAAGCATCATATGAACTATATGAACATTCGCCGGCAGTAATTGCCATCGGATCATTATCATCACCAGTTTTTGCATCGTGTAATGAAACAGCCTCTTCTAATTGTGTAAAAAAATATGTTTTGTCTGCACTCGATTCATTTAACGAACCTTTTGATTGAGGTTTTATTCCGTGAAATAACATTGATCTTGCATTTTTCGTTGTAGTAACATGATAAATTAATCCCGTTACATTTACTGGTGTTCTTTCATATTCTTCTCTAATGAGTTTGATTAGATTTGATATTGTCAATTTCATTAATTTAATTAGTGGAAGAATATTCACAAAATCATTGATAATGACTCTGAACGATAATACTTAAAGTCTGATCAAACAAGATCGAGGAGGATCATTATGGCAACTTTAGGTTCACAAGGTTTAGTAGACGACGGAAGTGATGACCTTACGGTCAGAGGAACAACAACGCTAGGTCCAGTTTTAAATAGGGCATTAACGTTAGCACCAAGTGGTTCAGTAACAATCACAAATCCCGGATTTTATTATTTGGCAGCAACGGGTTCATCGGGTGAAGGGTATTTCACGGGAACAGTACCAGCACCAAGTTCTTGCCCGGGTTCAATGTTAATGATTACTGATACGTTCGGTGTTTTCAATTGGTTATTGACAGGTTCAGCATACAGATATGGAAAAGCACTTTTTGTTAAAATGTCAGGTTCAAATCCAGGAGTTGTTGGCGGCACTGGTTATGGTGGAGGAACAGTAAATCTTTCACCTTCTGGTTCAATTCAAATGATTTCTGACGGTTTCCGTTGGTGTATCATCGGCGGCTCAGGTTCTGCAGCACTTGCAGGATTGAACTTATAATACGATCCTCGATCTAGTTAAAAGATCAACTTTAGGCCCAAGGAGAAATCCTTGGGCATTTTAGTTTATACAAACAGGCGCTACTGAGTTACCATAATCTATCAATCTTTGAATAAGATTGTAGGAAATAAGAAAATGAGTACACGTAAAAAGAACACCTATAACATGAATCATTCAGCTCGTATTGTTACACGAGAAGATCGATTTGGTAAACTTCGAACAGAGACAAAGGGTCGTGATGACTATAGTCTCAATATGGCAATAACAACTGATCAAAAGGTTAATCGAACAAAATTATTTATTGATGATGTCGATGGAACATCACATCAATTCGATGGTCGACAGGCTAGATCGCTTTATAGACTTCTTCAACGACATTACCGTGAAACAGGTAAGTCTTTAGTTGCGTAAAGGAAAGAAATGAAAATTTCGAAAAAGGAGGCACTTGGTCTTTTGCATGTGCTTACACACTATAAAACGTTAAAGAGGAACGTGCTTGATGATGTGCCTTCTTTATTCGAATTTGCAGACAAACTTGAAGAATATGTTTTATCTTCTGAACCTGAAGAATTTTTAATGAAACTGAATGTTTGTCATTCAGAAAAAGTTGAAGAAGTATCATTAGAAAATAATGTATTAGATGTTGTTGTCAATAATTTTCTTTCTCGTGAAGAAGTTGCCGATTTAACAATGTTCACTTCAACAAAAGGTGATGATTATTCATTTCATAATGATGAACAAGAATGTGTATTAAAATTAGTCAAAAATGGAGTTTTGCAACCCAATTTTATTTATTCAATTAAACGAATACCGATTGATACGCTTGTCATAAAATTTAATGATTCAGTTTGTTTAACAATTGAATGTACGCCGTTTACTAATGAGTACTACGATTATTTTACTACAGATTGGGAGTATGCAATAACATGAAACTAGAATTAACACCTCAAGAGTTTCTTAAACTGTATAACGTTCTAAAAAATTATATGAGAAGTGGATATGGGAATGACGGTGATGAATTCATTGATGTTATTGTTAAATCACTTGAAAAACATATGTTGAAAACGTTGAAAGCATATGAGCATTTATTGCTTATGTCTGATCGTGAATTTATTGAATGGGAACAAAGACAATTTGAAAAAATTGAACAGTTACGAGAACAAGAAGAATTAATGAACAAAAAGGTAGATTATGTCAGCAACGATTGAAGCACTAACACTTGAAATTGAAACTATTAGACAACGTCTTGCAGAAGGAAAAAATTCTCCTGAAGAAGTTCAAGAATTGAAATTTAATTTGCGTGCATGTGAAGAACTTTTAGAAAAAACAACAAAGGTTCTTAAAGAAGGAAAGCAAGTCTTAAAAGGTTAATATGAGTGAAGTTCAAAAAGTAGATCTTTATCAACCTATCGTGAGTTCAAAAGTCGGTTTGCCACCTCTTGCATTACGTATTCTTGTTACACCTTCAGCAGATCATTATGCCGGTGGCGTTCAACAAGTAGCATCAAAAATTGAAACGTACGTATTGTTATCAGCATTACCTGCAGAATTACAACAACGAGTTAGCACTGCAGTTTCGATGCTAATCGCTGGGAGATAAAATGAATATAACATATGAAAATAATGCACTAATACTTAAAAGTGAAAATGGAAGATTGAATTTGTCAATTAGAAAAGATGGAACTGTTGTGATATCTTCAATGGATTCAGTTCAATTGTCAGGTGCTTGCATTGCTAAACTTGATAATGCTGCAAGCCCTGAAGCGATTAAATCTGTGCTTAGAGCGTTAGAAAAAACAATTTAAAGAAAGCGTCGTGCAATCATTTCTTATCATGGATATTTACCTCTGATTAAAGATGTAATCAATCAAATTAAACACCCACCAGCAATTTTAGAAATAGGTGTTGATCGTGGGGTTACATTTTTATCTTTAGTTACGCATTTAGCAAGAACAAAGCCTCATTTTTTTGCATTGGGTGTTGATGTTTTAGTTCAAGAATCTGTTATATTACAACTTGTTAATATCGATCGTGAACCTGAACAACAGGCGCATTTGCATACTGCGAATAGTTTAGTAGCATTACCAGACTTGATTCGTCAATGTCTTAAATTTGATATTATCTTGCTTGACGGCGATCATAATTATCACACTGTTATTCAGGAATTAAAATTTATTGAAGAACTAATCCATGATCATGGAATGATTGTCATTGATGATTATGACGGTAAGTGGGCAAATCGCGATCTTTGGTATGCTGAGCGTGAAGGATATCAAAATGTTCCTTGCGTTACACCTCGTGTTGAAACATTAAAACACGGTGTTAAACTCGCTGTTGACGATTGGCTTGCAAGGCATCCCGAATGGAAAATTCATAAACCGATTCCAGGCGAACCAATTTTATTAATGAGAGATATATGAAAATGAATAACGTATTTGACAAAAAATACAGTGAAATAATTGATAATACAAAATCTGTTGATTTAACCAAAGAGCTAGAAAATCGGCTAAGAACAAAAGCTCAGGAAGAATTGATTAAGACGCTTGAAGAAAAGGATAAAAAGCTTTTGAAATTGGCTAATGAAACTAATTCAAAAGAAGCTCTGTATACGGATGCTCGAAGATCAAGATTAACAAATAAAAATTCCGAACTTGACAAAAAAGATATAAAAGCGTATTATGATGATTTTCAGAAATTTCTTCAAGAAGAAGGATTAAAAACTGAACCATTTGTTGTAGATGCACATTATATTGAAATGCTCCCAGTTTATGAAAAACAGCGAAAACTCAAGGCAATTGGTGTTGAACCACCAGGATTGTTTAAATCTATTTTAGATTCAATCGAAGATCTTAACAAAAAAAATGACGAGAATAAAAAGTTAATTGAACAACTTGCTAATAAAAAAGCTGAAGCAAAAGATAACGAATTATTCAATGAAATTAAAACTGATATGAATTGTATGAAATCTTTTCTTGAAAAAGAGGGGTTAACATCTGGGACAAAATCACCAGCAAAAATTCAAACAATTCCAACGTTTATTGATGTAATAGAACATATTCCTGAAGATAAAATGCCTGATAGCGTATATTTCTTAGTTCCCGATGATTTACCGATCAACGATAAAATCATTGCAAAATATCAATTCGTTAATATGAATAATCTACCACAAGAACTTAAAAGAGTAATTTATGATGTCCAAAGATTTGGTCATGCTTATCATCAAATATCTGTTGATAAAAAAGACTTGATCGAATCATGTGAAAAATTATTAGATTCTGTTAAGAAATTATGATATTTAATTTGTGGAAACCCACAGATGACTTTAAGAATATTAAACAAGAAAAATAATAGATTAATACAAGAAAACATGTTAGATTATCGGACGTCATCTGGGGGAACTCGAATGACGTCTAGTGATCGTTCTGATGTGATTGATGATTTCTGATAAATCTCCACTTAAATCCATAAGCGTAATTTCTTTTTCCGAGACAGACATAAAGAATATTTGAAGCACTGGCTTTATCACTTATAGATCTTGCTGCTGAATTAATCGATTGATGAATTTGAATAAGTTGTCCTGTTAAAAGATCGATTTGTTCTATTTGTCGTTCTGTTTTCTGTGAATACGTTTGCTTCTTTCCTTTAAGGGAATTGCTAATGTTTTTGCAGCGTTCTTCAGAGAACTTTCTTCCCTTTGTTTTTGCACCAATTTTTTTTCTGTGTTCTTTTGATAGATGTTTTCCGAACATCGGATTTTTGGGACCCAATTTAGAAATTCCTATATTCTTTTTGTGTTCATCTGAAAAGATAACTCCTTTACGAGCTTCACTTGATTTTCGCTTTTGTTCTTCTGAAACAATTCTTCCAAGCGCTCCATCACCGCCAAATGTCATATTATAACCATTTCTGTTAATAAACGTTCCCAATTCAGATATCCATTTTTGTTCAGCTAATCTCAATTCTTCTAGCGTCAAACACTGTTCAAGAATCTTTAACGTGAAATTCTCTTTCCCATGTTTTCTGATTGCTTTATGAATAGCATATTTACATTTTCCCAATGATTCTCGTATGTGTTCACTAAAGCGAAGATTGACGTCTTTTGTCGTCAAACCAACATATGATTTCTGGTTTATGTTGTTCGTTATGAGATAGATAATTCCTACATGTTTTTCTTCTGACATAGTGTATTGTATACTTAATCTCCATAATTAGACATATGGCAACATTCGCTGAAACACTAAACCCAACGCCTTTTGCTTTTTTTGATGACGACACAGCCTTTCAATCTGAAGCAGATAGCCTTGTCACGTTTGTCAAGAGGCGCCTCGGTGATGATACGTTAAGTGTGGAACTCACAAAGAAACAGATCTGGGCCTGTTTCGAAGAGGCTTGCGCAGAATATTCACGACTTGTGCATGAACTGAAAATTCAATCTGAACTTGTCAACGTCCTTGGTCTTCCAACTGGTTCTACCGATCTTACAAATAGATACCCACGCCAGTCATTGGAATTTCTTGTCAGACAAGCAGAACCATATGCAACAGAAGCTCACTTGGGAGGTCCTTATGATGCGCAATTAGGTTACATTAACCTTGTTTCAGGACAACAGGATTATAACATTTACTCTGACATCAAAGATGCCTTAAGTGGTTCTAATCTTTGGCTATCAATTCCTTCTGGATCACGTGGTAAAATGAGAATTATTGAAGTGTTTCATTTCTCGCCTTTTGCTGCACAACACTTTCTTCTTAACGCATCAAATATGACAAATTTTCTTGCGTCAAACTTTAACTATGAATCTTATGTCAATAGCACAGTATTTTATGTTCTTCCCGTATTCGAAGATGTTTTAAGACGTGGTATGCTTGATATGGCATCAAGAGTTCGTAGATCAAATTATAGTTATGAAATATTGGGAAGCAATTTAAGAATTTATCCAATTCCAACTACTACGTCGCAATTAGGAAGATTATACGTTAAAGTTTTTGCTCAACCAAACAACCCATTAAATTCAAACATCGGTGGTGGAATTTCAGGTTCTGCAGATTCAACATCATATGGTATTTCCGGTCCAAGCAATGTGCCATTGAGAAATCTTCCGTTTTCAACAATTACACAACCTGGACGTCAATGGATTAGACAATATACGCTTGCGCTCTCAAAAGAAATTCTTGGGTTAACAAGATCTAAGTTTAGTTCGATTCCCATCCCTAATGCTGATATCCAGATGAACGGTGATACGTTGAGAACAGACGGTAGAGAAGATCAAACGAGATTGCGTGATCAATTGAAAGAATGGCTTGCAAAATTAACGAATCAGGCTCTCATGGAACAACAAGCGAATCTCGCAGAGCAGTTAAATAAACAACTAAAATACATTGCAATACCTGGTGGACCAATTAGTGTGGGATAAATGGATAAAAATAAGTTCATAGTTAAACTTTTTGAATTATGTCGAAATAATACAAGTATAATACTTTTTGTTTTACTTAATTGTGATCAACGTAATTTGTTTAAAGAATTAGATCTTAAGAATAAAGATAATTCTTATTATTATGGTATGTCAGAAGTTACGATGAAAAATAACATTAAAAAGATTATTTATAGCGTATATGATAAAATCAATACTTCGTTTTTTAAACAGGTTCCAAGTCTATTAGAAAAATATGATAGTATTCCTGGATCTTCTAGTGATCCAATGGGTAAGACTTTGTGGCCTCGAGAGCGTAAATCTAAAACTGCAGGTGATAGTTGGGAATTTGATACCAAGTTAGAATTGAGAATAAATGCAGCACTTGATGAACATTTTAGAGGAGATGGTTCCGAAGGGATCACTTCTGACGTTGCTGAATCTTTAAAAGATATTTTATCGAAAGGTCTTTACACAGATATTATCAAAAGACCTATTTCTAAAAAGATTTATAGAGGAATGGTTTTTGACAAAAATGATTTAAAGAAATTTCTTGGAAAGAATTCGACAATAACGTTAAATAATCAAACTATAGAAAAAGAATTCAAATTTATTCCTCACAAATCTGCGTCATCTTGGACTACAAAAATTCAAATTGCTCGTGATTGGGGATATTATAACCCAGAAGATTTTACCATTGTTTTAACAGCAAACACTAGTGATAATGAATTTTTATTAGATTGCAAAGACATATACAAGTTTAAGTTCGCTTCAGAAAAAAAAAGTGAATATGAAGTCATCGCCTTGGGAACTGTCAATGTGCAACAAATTGAAATAATTAAAAAGACATTCACAAATCGTAAATGATTTATTAACCTACTTATCATTATGTCTCGTCTTTTTATTACACCCAGAGAATTAGATTTCTTTTCTGATATCGCGAAGGAAGTGATTAAAGATGTGGGAGGGCAAGTCATTTATTATTATCCAATATCAGAGTTGAAAACAAAAACTCACGGCGTTTATAACGAATCACTTGAAAAAGTGTTTGATAATCCGATTATATTAGATGCTCTTGTTGATAGTCATTTTCAATCTGACACAAAAATTGATTCGTTTGGTGTTGATAAAAAATTCAAACTTGAAGTCTTTGTTCAATATCGTGATCTTGTTGAAAAAGGTATTAACGTTCAAATTGGTGATTTCTTTTCGTTCAGTGATATTTTTTATGAAATCACAGAAAACGTAATTCTTCGCAATATTGGAGGTCTCCCTGAACATAAAGATGGTGTTAAATTAATTGGTACAAAAGCCCGTGAAGGTCAGTTTAAAACAGCGATTTTGGGTCCAACTGATATTTCACATACTGATGATACAGCGGTTCAAAAAACATTTGTTCAACAACGAGGTAGAGTTGAGAATACAAATGGACCAACGGGTGATGTTAGAGATCTTGTTAAAGCAGGTGTCTTGGATGAATCTATAACGGGACCAAAAGAAGTTTCTGAACGAGGCGCACTAAGTGATGGTTCACATCATGGTTCAAGTTTTTATGATGAATGAGATGTTATATGCCAACAAGATTTAACAACAAAAGTCAATCAAGATTCTCAATCCCAGGATTAAATTCTGGTTATGATGGTGATTCTTCGCCTTCTGACATGACAATCCCCTCAGTCGGAATTGAAGATGTTGATATTGCGTTGTTCAATCTTTTTGATAAAGAAATTCCTCTTCAGGTTAATGCTGCAGGACCTAATGGAAAAGAAATCAGAAAGGTCCCAATTATATTTGCCGCGTCTGAAAAATGGGCGTTGAATAAAAAATTTAAAGCACTTCGTGATATCAACGGAAGTCTTATATTACCGTTAATTACAATTGTCAGAACTTCAATTCAACAATCAGATGATGTTGATATAACCGGCAGAGGAATTAATCAGCAGACTGGTGAATTCGTTATTAAACGAAAATTAGATGCTTCTGATAGACGTTATCAAAATCTTATCAACAAGTTGTCAATAAAACACCAGTTAAACGTTGCGATTACATCAAGTTTAGGTGTTGAAAATCAATTAGGAACAAGTCGAATTACGGGACAACTTACAAATGATCCCACGGTTTTAGATGGCGGATTTCTTGCATCAAATAATCTAAACAACATTTATGAAACTTTAACAATTCCGTCACCACAATTTTATACTGCGACATATGATGTAATCATTTGGGCACAATATACAACACAAATGAATGAATTGTTGGAATTGATAATTTCATCATTTTTACCTCAGGGAAACGCCTGGAGACTTGATACACCGAAAGGTTATTGGTTTGTTGCAACTGTTGATGGAAATAATTATACTCCCGAAGGTAATTCAGATGATATGTCTTCTGAAGAACGTGTAATAAAGTACAAGTTTACAATTAAAGTACCTGCATATATTTTGGCAACAAATGTCTCAGGGGCACCAATACCCTTAAAACGTTATGTTTCTGCACCATCTATTTCGTTTAACGTTGGAACAATGTCAACAGAAGACTTAGATAAAAATTCTGTTGATGATCCGTTTTTGGGTTCAGATGATCCAACGCTTCCTTTGTCAATTCAAAAAAATGGGAGTCGAGAATCAGGAAGAACACGCTTGTTTCCAAACCCTGATTCCGTTTCACCTCAAGATTTAGCACTTACGAATAAACAACGTGGAAGACCTATTGACAAATACAAAAAAATAATTGGAATTGATAAAAATGGGAAAACTGTTGAAAAATACGTTCGCATAATTACAACAAATAGATATACAGGTGAAACTGTTTATTCTCGTGATGAAGCACTTGGTGGATTAATAATTACATTAACTGATGATTAACGTATATAATTACTTTCAATGACTTCTTCTTTAAATCTTCTGCGTGAATATCTCAGGTTGATTTTGATTTCTGAAGGCAAGGTCGAAGACCTTTCCAAACAAAATCCAAACGTTGACGTCATGAGTCTTGCTTCCTCAGATTCGACACCTACAAAGAAACTTCTCCCATGGATGGTAAAACAGGTTTCAAAAGGTGCTGACGTGGAACACGTCAGATCTGTTGCTTCTCGTTTTGCAAAAGA